TCATCCTCAGATGACATATAACCCTTTACCTCGTCATTCGGCTTGAATCCGTGATATGTCATCTGAGGATGATCTTGAATGATCTTATAGAGAGGTTCGAACTTCTTGTCGGCATCAGCCCAACCATAGATCTTAAAGCTTGAGAATACGTCCAGGTGAATCTCAGGATGCTTCTCGGCCAATCTCTGAAATACAGGCACCAGCAGCTCTAGACCCCTGTGCGGTGTCGATGCATATATCAGTCGAATAGTATTGTCGGCGAGCTTAGCGGCCCAGTTGGGTTTAATAATACTGATACCGTTCTCAATAACTATATCTCTGTCTGAATAATCCATGCCAAGCACGTACTGATATCTAGAGTACTGCCAGTTGGAAACAAAAATAAACTTATGAAAATTTTGTCTAAACTGTTTGTCACGAAACTTAGCTGACTCTGGATCTTCGGGAAGATCGTGCACGTTCATTACACGAATCTTGTCTTCTTTAAGAGCCCTAGGGCGAGACGGAATAATCTGAAACTGCTCGATGAGATCTCTTGGAATCGTTCCATCATATACCGATCGCAGCATTAGCTCTGTGCCGCCATTAGCATTGGACGAGACCTCATTAGTCTCCAGCAGATCATAATTGTTTATCATTGTATACTCACTAGCTCGTTGATTAAGAGTTGCTCGTAGTCTGCATTCAACAGATGATGCCTATTATACTTTGATATCTTTTTAGCATCGATCATTACGTTGTCTAGATCGTTAAGATTATCGCGATATCTCTTAACATTATTTAGTATTATCTCGTGACGGTCTATTACGTTTTCTTTTATGTCATAGCTCTCGTCAAATATAAAATCATATGTCTTAAATCCCCAGCGCTGCAGCGTCTTAAGAACATATGGTCCACCGTTGACCATGAACGGCCTCATGAGAAGCATAGACTTAGCTGTCTTTTCAGAAACTATGGTTAGATCAAGATGATCGGGAATAGAGTACAAAACGCCAGTCTCTGACACTATATCGTAGTAAGATCTCCACAGCTGCTGAAGAGACAGTGGGATCGATCTTGGACGATTATCAGTAAACTCATACTCATCTAATTTTAGTATAGGAAGTGGTCCTCGATTGACGTCATCTCTTACAGCTCGAGCATAATCCGTCTGAGAGATGATTGTATTTGCATCGTAGTGACATGCTCCCGTATAACTGATATATCCGTTGTCTATAAGACCTTGGGCTCTAATTCCATGCAGAAGCATAGTTCTATGATATCGCGCGGCTCTATTGAGAAAGATAAACTGTCTATACTTTAGAGTGCTATTGAGTCTTTCTATTTCATCTTCTGTTGGGCACGTACTAATCAGCTCGTTAACAGAGTATTTGAGTATAAGTGGCGTCTGTATAAACTTAAATCTGTTATAAAAATATTGCTTGATAAAATCACTCTGACGTGGTACCAGACCACCCGTGGTAGCTACTATAATCTCGTTATGTACATCTGAGTATACATTACGCATCAGAAATAGCCATTCTAGCTGTTTTACGAACGTAGAATATTCTACGTGAGGTATAGTTTCTGTATCGTGCGCAAAGTATAGTGGAATATTATTATCGTGAAGTCTTTTTAGCTTAGACTTGCCGAGCATCTGAAAGTACACAGCGAAGTCATGATTGAAGTGGTCAATGACTATAAAGTAATAATATTTCTTATTTGCGTCAAAGCTATGAACGCTGCTATACGGCTGAAAGGTTATTTTTTTACCGATGCAGCTGACATATGTGCTTATTATTTCAGAGTTATAGTGCTCAATCCATTCTGGTGAGAGCGACTTGAGTCTATCACCGATGGTATAGGGTCGACCATATCGATCTACACTCTCGACTAGAAATACTATATCAGACACTTAAGCCTGGCGAGTTAAGAAATTAAATCTAACCTTCTTAGCGCCAAAGTATTGACCAACTAAAAACTTTACTGCATCGGTGTTAAACGGCTTGCAAGAGAAGACGTCTAGATACATGGTATTTGTCTCATTGACGAAGTGTGCACAGATGTTGCTAGTCTCAATAAGCTGTACCAAAGTATAGCCGGCTTTGTTTCCAGACCCAAAGTCAACAATCTGTGGCTCGCCATAGGCTACCATATCGATGTCTTTAACAAGCTGCTTAGTAAAGTTGTAGATGTTAGCATGACTCTTAATAGATACTGGATCGCATTCAGAACAGTCCAGCATCAAATGAAAGCCCCAGTGATCGCTCATTGTTATACTCCTTAATAGTTATTATCTAGAGCCTGTACGTACTCGACTGAGTCGACTCGAAATGATCGCCATCCACCATTCTGAACATCCCATACCGCAAGAACGTCAGGATTTTCTTTATGGTAGGTCTTCTCACCCTCTTGCTCCTCTGGATTGTTTTTGAACGACTCCGGAAGATAGTGTGGCATGAGCGTGCAGCGCATGGCACGCCTTTCGCCATTTACTTTGGTGAAAGTGACCTCCATGATGCTGTTGCGAAGATCAGCAAGCAGCGTGTCTCTCTTATACTCCATAGTTTAATCTCCAATCAATAGTGTCTTAGTATTTCTAACTCTCTCTTCCATAAAGGCACTGAGCTCATTATAGCCGCCGATATAGAATCCATCCACAACGATAACCGGATAAGTCTTAGCCGTAGAATACTTTTCGACTAGAATCTCTCGCGTAAAGTCGACGTCCAATCGATTTTCTATATATGGAATATTTCCGGAGCGCAGCAAATCCTTGGTCTTGTCACAGAAACCACAGCCGGGCCTGGTGTATATCTCAACGTGCATTTAGCTTCATCCTCTTCAGTAACTCGAAATCTTTTTCATCTTTATAAGGATCTAAGTCTAGACTGCTGGGTATCTTTCTAACTTTTTCCGATCCTATCATCTTCACCTGTGGGTCTAAAAACTTAGTATACTTGCGCCAGTCTATACCAGATTTTATCGTAGCCTCATGCTCTACATATATCGCTATATGGTGAGCCTGCTGGTAACTCAGGTTAAACAAATCCAACAGTGCCTTTTCGACTACCTCATGTGTAATGAGGATTCGCTCGACATCTGTCTTGTTCATTTTTGTCTTTAAGTGTCTATCAATGAATATAGTACGACCGTCTTCTGAATATCCAGCAACATAAGGCACATCATAGCTTTTGTCTACGTGGATTACTGGAATCTGTGCGACTCGACGCTTGAAACGTCGATCATTAAGCATTCTTTTTACTCTAAGAGAATGCACTTTGGGAATGTTGCGTTGTTGTACCTTAGGCATTTGGTATTTATGCCGACAACTTCATAAGGCTTTTATATCGATCGGCGGCATATGTAGCCGCAAACGCGTTTGGCTTGATCGTGGGAACGACATTACACATAGCGCGTACGTAGCCGATCGCCTCCTGCATCACACAATATGATCCCTGTCGATTGTCTGAGTTTATGTCTAGATGAATCTCGAAGTGTCTGTCACCAATTGACTCAGCTAGCTGTATGTATAGATGAGAGACTTTATAAACTTCATTCATAAGTCTGTAACGCGGTCTATCCTTATGCTGGTCAAAGTCTCTCTCGGTCTGTATTTCACCAAAGATCTTGCAACCACGGCATCCATCATAGTGAATAACTGCAGCTATGGTATAATCAGCGTACCACTTGTTACGAATAATATATCTCTCGGAATCAGCACCGAGATAGATACGTGTCGTATCAGATGTATTGCGGATAAACTCACTGACTTCATCTATATGAAGCTTTTTTCTCATGTTACCTTACTTAACTGATAAGCGGATAGGGGGAATCGAACCCCTCGTCTTCTGCTTGGAAGGCAGAAGCTCTACCATTGAGCTATACCCGCATTAAATATTACTTAATAAATACAATATGACTCTAGAAACACAAATAATGCTGCGTATAGCCACAGAGCGTGGCTGTTCATGTGAGATGTGCGGAGCTGGAACTTGGATAAAGCTTGCGCAGATCGATAATAAACTGCCAGACTATTTAGTATTATACCACAGAGATGGTATAAAAGAAAATAAAAATATCAACAATATGGCTCTTAGATGCACGTACTGCGCTCAGCATAGAGATATAATACAAGAAAGCTTCAGAAGACCAAGGCGTCGAGTTATGAAAGAGCACGGCCACTACGGCAGCGCATGGTATAACAATGGTTTAATGAATAAGTTTATAAAGCCTTCCGAGTTTGATATGTTTAAAAAAATGGGTTGGGAGCGCGGAAGAATGGTGCCGAAAAATAAACTACCACCCAATCACTCTGGTAAGATTAGAATAACAAACGGTATAGTCAATGCGTTTGCTATAAGCGTAGACGAGATACCGGCCGGCTGGTGGCGAGGTAAACTTAACTATAAGAAGTTAGACGAGCAGCAGCACGTGCAAACGTCGAAGTGGAGCTACAATAGAAATAGAAAGAAAAAAAGAGCGAAGCGTGTATAATTTTTTTCAACTACTATTATTTAATGACGTCTGACTATCACCAGGAATGACACGATAATTATCGTCCGCGTCATCATATGTAGACACTTCAATAATTTCAGAGTTATCCTCTAGCGCCTCGAGCTGGTGTGGCACAAGTGGTGCGTTACGCCATGAGTCTCCAGTTTTTAGAAAACGCTCCGTTATATTGGCGGTATTAGTATTAATAATTCTTAGTAGAAATGAGCCTCGACTGACATACCATGTCTCATCTTTAACGGCGTGATAGTGCATGCTAAACTTACTGCCCTTGCAATCAAACTGCATGAGTTTACCACAATATGACGGCTCATCAGCAAAAATTATTTCTCTGCCCCATCCCTTATCTATAATATAAGTCGACCCCTCGGTCTTACTCGATAGAGAGCTCTGCCTGCTCGATAGACGTATTGGCTTCGTCATAGGTTATTTCTCCTCACTCCGCAAATATATTAAGAAAGATGATCTGCGTGAACTTTTAAAGATAACCATCTATTATAATAGTCTTCTTTTAACAAAGCTTCTTGTTCTATTATTAATCTAGCTTCATGATATGAACAATCACCCTTAGTCTTGCACAGCACTAGAATATCGCGCTTAAACTTATCGACTCCATACTTCTCGACGTCATTGCTTAGGTCTTCTGAAGACCCATAGTACGTCTTCCAATTAGACTCAAGCTTAAGTCGTTTGGCGCGCTTGCGTCCCTTGATCTTCTTCTTGCGAGAAGCCCAAAACCACTTCTTACCGATATATTTTTTATTATTCTTCAGACAAGTAATCATATAAACGAAACCGTAGTTATCGCCTATATCATCACTTGTGAATTTTTTGATACCATAGATCCATGTCATGAATCTATTTATTACTATAACGATAGACCCTTGAAAGTGTCGCGACTGACATCCTGCTTGACTCCTCCGACTACATATGAGGTGATCTCGGTCTCTTGCGGCGCTACCTGAACCTCTGAGCCTGATATCCACTTAGTGGTCCATGGAAGCGGGTTTGATCCTCCCTTGTAGGGAGAATCAAGACCCACCGCAGTCATGCGTTTGTTAGCGATCCACTCGATATACTGCACCAGAAGCGGCTCGTTTAGTCCGATCATGGAGCCATCCTTGAACAGATACTTGGCCCAAGCTTTCTCCTGCTCGACCGCCGCTACAAACATCTGGACGCACTCCTTTTCGGTATCCTTGGCGATCTTTGCGAAGTGTTTGTCATCCTGTGGTAGAACCTTCAGCAACTGCTGCGTACCTGCCAGATGTAGGTTCTCATCGCGACAGATGAACTTAATGATCTTGGCGTTGCCCTCCATCTTCTTCACCTCAGCAAAAGCCCATGAGCACGCGAAGGAGACGTAAAAACGAATACCCTCGAGAATATTGACCGACATCAGCGTAAGCCACAGCGCCTTTTTGTGCTCATACTCGTTGCCGGTATATGCCTTAGTATTAGCAATTAATAGATTATTATGAAGAATGAGTTTGTCATAGTAACTACTAATGTCTTTGGCGCACTCCACGATCTCAGCGACGTCCATGAGCTCGTCAAACACCTTGGACGGGTCGGGATATATGTTTTGAATTAGATACGAGTATGATTTTGAGTGAATGGTCTCTGAGAACGTCCACGCAGATAGCCAGAGCTCGAGCTCTGGCAGCGAGCAGATAGGACCGAAGGCCATGGTTGGAGCGCGACCCTGCACCGAGTCTAGAAGAATCTGACGCTTCAGGTTAGAGGTGAAGATGTGCTGCTCGTGCTTGGACAGCGCCTTGAAGTCCTTAGCGTCGCGCAGCACGTCGACCTCTTGCGGGCGCCAGAAGAATCCATGCTGGCGCTCGGTCAGTTTGTCAAGCCACGAATACTTATGCACGTCGTATCTAGCTATGGTGACCGGATCGTCGAAGAACAGGCGATTCTTAGACTGGTCCCGCTTACCCTTTATATCAAACACGGTCATACGGGCTTGTCCTCTGATTTTAGATACATTACAGTGTCGGTGTCGCCTAAGGCCCACTTAGACTCAGACTCAACCGACCACTTTCTAGTGGCGACCTTAAAGTCTGGAAACTTCAGGGTGGACGGGTTGTTGGAAGGTTCGAATATGAGCGTCCTGTTGTTTGGCTGTGCAGCGAACTGTCCGTTATCGCACATGATGAAGTTAAACGACTTATGGTCAGGTATGTCCTCGCTGAAGCCGACGTTGAGAACGTTTGAGTCAGGCGAGAAGCTGTCGACGGTAAACATGTATTTGCCGTAGACCCATTGCTTGCTCTTGGAGTAAAACTTGCACTTCAGACCTGATAACAGCTTCTTCTCGAGTATAGTTATGTCGTACGACAGACAGTCCCAGATCTGCAGGTGGTCTAGACTGAGAAGATCGCGCTCCTTGACGTCTGTCCTCCACACGAAGGCGTGGAGCGGTAGCTTGTCGTACAGCGCCGCGTAGTCGTGGAGATACGCCTCTATCCTGAAAGCTTCACCCCGTATAGACTTTATGCTTGTCCAGAAGCACGGCTCGAACTCGCCGTGCCCTTTCTCAAAGTCGTATAAGAACTCTCTCCGTACGTAGCACCTCACGGGCGGCAGGTTGGCTATGAGGTGTGTCATTAGATCTTTCTGCCCTTACTGGTTCTTTTTCTAAAAAGTAAGAAACTATTATTCAAATGGTACAAGAATCACAAGACTGTTCGTCAATTGGTTCAAGCTGAAGTGTTCCTTTATCACTAATTTCTATTTCTCCAGAACCATCAGAAACGTTCATATAATAGAGCTGTTTTCCGCCGTACTTATAAAACGTGACCACGTGCTTCATCAGCTCAGACATCGGGATCTGCTCTCCCTCGTAGTGTCGCGGGTTATATGATGTGTTTACTGAGATTCCCTGGTCCACAAACTTCTGAATCACC